AATAAACTGTCCGAGCAACTCGATATATCTGTCGAAGAAGCAAAAGACATTATAAAACAATACCATAGCCGCGTACCGTTCGTAAAAGGACTGATGAATGGCGTCACAAATAAACTAAACGAGCGTACTTCGAGCGGTTCTTTACGGTCCTTACTGGGTAGAAAATGCAGATTTGATCTGTGGGAGCCGGATAGTTTTGCAATGCACAAGGCGATGCCTTACAAAGAAGCAGTCGATGCCCACGGACCAACGACCAGATTAAAAAGAGCGTACACTTACAAGGCGCTCAACAGATTAATTCAAGCCAGTGCAGCCGATATGACCAAGAAAGCGATGGTTGATATCTACAAAACTGGCCGACTGCCCATGATCCAAGTGCATGATGAGATAGCCATGTCTGTAAAAACTGTTGACGAGGCCAAAGAAGTTGCTAAGATTATGGAGACCGCGGTTGAATTGAAGGTTCCCTCAAAGTGTGACGTCGAAATCGGTCCATCTTGGGGTGAAGCAAAGGAAATTTAGGTCTTTCTTACACTGCTCGACAGAGCCCACGCCTGTGGCTCGGTCAAACTGCCCCGCTTCGGCGGGGTTTTTTCTTGCAAACTTGCATATTATCTTATATTATCCTAGAAATACCGATAAAATCGGAGATGATTTATGGACACAACGCGTTGGAAAAGTATTCTCGTACCCAGAGACATGTACGAGGAGGTAAAATTTATGGCAAAAGACGAAGGACGGACAATATCCGGACAACTTCGCATGATTTTTGAGGATCACAAGGACAGAAAGAGGAGTGATGCAGTACCAGACGGAGGCAGGGGAGATACACAAACGGCTCGTGCGGAATACTTGCCCAAAGTGTCAGAGTCCACTGGAAGTAGTTGAAAAAACGGACAAATTATTAATTAGAAAGTGTGATCGGTGCTTGTTAACCATACACGATGATGTGGATAAGGCAGAGGGTATACACAATATATGCGATTAAGTATTGCATATCGCATACATCTAGTGTACTATTCGTTTAGTGTCCGCCTCCATGGGCACCTTCGTAGTTGAAAGCCCCAGTTCGGTTGCCCCCGACTGGGGCACATTCGTTCTAGGAGATACTAATGACAAAAAGAGAAGCAGTGGCAATAATTCAGAAATTTGTAAATGAACATATGACTATCGTCGAAAAAGATGATACTCTGACACCAGAGCAACGCAAACAGAAGGTAGATGCTCTTGAAAAAGCTTGGCAATGTATACTTAACGGATGAAGAGTCCGCGCATCACGATTTCTTTGATGCCTGCGATATGACCGTAGAATTACTCAACGAATTCGAAGCTAGAGGCATGATGAAGGGCCCTGCAATGGGCGGAGCCATGACTCAAATGCTCTCTCATCTTATAGACATATCTCCCGACCCACGGACTGTAAGCGAGATAATCGCAAGCTGTTTGTCGAATGCTGCGTACAACGCAGAAAGCGCAATTACCCACGAAGGTAATGACCGTATTCATTAAAGCTTGACTTAGTCGCATACTTTCTTATATACTTCCATTATTCAACTATGGAGGTATTGAAACTATGGAACTAGACGAAGGTTATTACGATTGTATTCCAGAACGTTCAGTGGATTGCGATAAAGGTCCTTGCACATCTTATACAGCGTATATGAACGGGCAACCGGCATTTACTGTATATTTGTACGACAACAACCCAAACATGATGTCTATCCATGAAATGGTAGAAGTCGAAGCTCGTCATGTTACGGAGGCTGTATAAATGCAAATTCAATTAGAATTAAATTTAGACCATGAGCCTAGCTTAGATCATTGGGCATCTAGGCTTGCTGATGATGATATAGCTACAGGCTATCATACAAATTGGGATGCAGCATATGAACACGCATGGATGGGTTTAGATGCTGAATACAACTACGAAATAGTTAGACCATAGGAGGTATGAAAAAATGGGTAGAAAGCGATCTGCTAAAGCAACGGGAAGCGGTTTTAAAGAGTCACCATTAAACGAAGATTTTTCTCTAGGTGAACGTTTAAGTTATATGGATAGGACTAAAAGAGGAATTGTAACACACAGTGGGCGTGGTCATGGACGAAGCACATCACATGGGCGTGGTAAACGATCTACAATTCAACCAACAAGACGGGAGATGCTTTACTTTGTACGAGACATAGTGAGGAACCTTAGAGAAGCTCCCGACAGGCAAATACCTCAAAACACGTTAAATGCAACAACTCATGACTTTGCAAACGTTTTAGCAAGAGACGTTCAATTTTTTGATTGCAGTGAATTAACCGGTTACATCGAAAGCAATTGGTATGAAATGTATCCCGATAGACAGGTTCCTGTCAGTCCCAAAGTAATATTGCCCGCTCCGGCGGTTGGACTGTATGTAAACAACTTGCCCGATATTGATCCTTATACTGAAGAACCAGACGGAACTTTTGGAGAAGTCATGTTTGTTTGTACGCCTCGTGCAAATAACGGAAGCACCACAAATTTTTCAATTGTTATTATTTCGCGCAACTTAGATCACAGTACAACGGACGCATCTTTAAGTATTCTTGGGACTATTGATAGCGAAAAAGGTGTTTTTGGTATCAGTTCTAAAAATAAAAATGAAGACTTTTCGTCTAGAGATTCAAGGTCTTTAAGAATAGTTGCGGCATTTTTACAAACCATCAACAACCCGCGTTTTGTAAGACGCGGTAAAAAAACCTTTAGTCAAATGAAAAAACAGAGCGCTAAAAAAGTTCTTCGCGACTTTATAGCAGAACAATGGAACATGGTTGCTTGGAACGTCGATAAAGCCGTTGATGCCAAAAACTATGAAGAAGGAAAGGGAGGCCGACAGGGTTTACATTTTCGACGCGGGTTCTTTCGACGCGCTAAACCGCATTGGGAAAACGTACAAATGATCGATGGCCTTTGGAGAAAATGGATTGAAGGCTACGAAGCCGGACACCCCGCTTTTGGTGTAAAGAAAAGCTACCACTTACCGCGTATCAAGGGAGAAAATAGAAGATGATAGATGACCGTGTTTGTTTATTCTATGTTGCTGATCGAATTCAGAGCATAGTGGATGGTGAAACTACAGCCGAAGAAGTTTTGGCTGAAATGAACCATAACATAGGCGTTAACGCCAGAATAAAGAGAAATAACCCCGACGCATTAATCGCGGACCTACCACCCATAAAGCCCGCAAAGCGCGGCCGTAAACCTAAAAGGAGTTAATATGGAACTAGAATGTAATAGTTGCGGAGAAAAAGTTCCGCCTTTTGAATTGCACGATGTTGGCTCTGGAGAAATGTGCGAACGTTGTTGCGAGGAAACTTTAAACCTAGAAGAGGAGAATGCCTAATGGCAAAGCAGTATCTAAAAATCGACCAAGTCGCAGAAATCACGGGTTTATCTGTGCAAACCATCTACCGCCGCTCACGGCTTAAAACGTTTCCCGAGCCCGAAAAGATCGAAGGACAAAAGGGCGGTAAGCAATGGGTCCGAACCGACGTCACTAAATGGGTAAAAGCAAACGTCAAACCCGACGAGGAAAAAATTATAAAGCTAGAGCCCAAAGAACAGGCCAAGGCCGAAGCTGATGACGCCATGGTCCTCGGCGCAATGCTCGACGACATGTCGGACGATGCGGAGTCCTTTTTCGAAAAACATAAGTGGACGATCTATGCTGTAGCAGCGGGTGTGGCTGTTGTTGTTATCGCGTCGTGGCTAACGTGATTGAATATTTCACGGCCCTTGTCATTTCATATACCGTAGAAAATTATGAAGTAGACACAGTCACATGGTTTCAAAGCGAAAAACACTGTATGTCGGCCATGAATAGTGGCAGCGCAGATGGGCTCTATAACCACCTCTATGACCTCTACGGCAATGACATTATGATGGTTTGCCAAACGTCGAATACTGTGTCAAAAAAAATAAAACCAAAACTGAGACCATGGTGACCGATGTCCCGCTATGGTTGGAGGCCGAACTCAAACAACTCGGCCTCCTTCAACAACCAACCAAAGACCGTGAGCCATGCACCACGGAACACGAGCCTTGGTTACCAACCTTCGAGGGAGAAGAGCCCCCGTTCTAAGGAGATGAAAATGGGAATTACCAAAAAAATGCAAATTGAAGAAATGGATCGCAACTCTGAAAAAGAAGAGCGCCTCAACGAAAGTATCGCAAAAGATGACGATGTAGGTTTCAAAGAAACAGACTTCGTTAACTTGGAGCTTATTGAAGTAATCGAAAACATACAAAAAGGAATTAAATCCAATGGCAACAATTAGAAAAATTAAAAAAGATGGCGGACTACCCGATTACTACTACGTCATGCCCAACCAAGACCGAATCGATATTCTGGTGGTACGGTCCGAGAACTCAGGTAACACCTATAGTTGTGTACTGCCCGCGCCTCACGGTTCAATGACGTTCAACAAGATGAACGAAATGCGGGACTATTTTGAAAAGCACTTTGAAAGCTAAAATTAAAGTGACGTAACGTAACACTTGACATTATCGCATACTTGTGTTACTAATAAGTTGTCGAAGGGATGAGCCCTTCGATTGGGGCGGGCAAGCCCCACGTTATTTGACAATGGACCACGGTCCTACATACTACGGAGGGTATAACATGAGTTATATCAGCACCGACGATTTATCGTCGTTCAGCAGTGAAGAACTGCTTTCCTTTTATTGCAATGCGGCAAGCACCGATTATGGTGCCTTGGGTCATACCAAAGGCCGCATGAATAAAACTCAAGCTACAGCCTACGCGGTTGAACTTGATAAACGAGGGGAGTTCGTCCCTGATTATGGCGACGCCGCT